TTCCACGATGCAATGGTCAAGAAGGTCGGCATCGTTAAGGTCTACTGGGACAACTACCAAGAGCAAGAAACATACGAGTTTGAAAACCTCAACGAGATGGAATATCGCGTCCTGACGATGGATGACGATGTTGAGGTGCTTGAGTCTACAACTCGAATTGAGATTCAAATTGATGAGATGGGGATGGAGATTGAAACCCCCATCTACGATTTGAAAATTGCTCGCTACAAAGATGTCGGCAAGATGTGCATTGAGTCAGTGCCGCCGGAAGAGTTCTTTGTTGATCGAAACGCCAGAAACATCAAGGACGCCTACGCGGTGTGCCACCGTACAGAAATGCGGATTGGCGACCTGATATCTATGGGCTATGACTACGAGGATGTGAAGGATCTTACCGGCCTTCAGCACTCAGACACGTTCTCAGAGGTTGAGGAGTTTGAGCGCAGGGGCTACGAAGAGGATTACTCCGACGAGGATATCCAAGATCCGGCTATGCGCCTTGTTGCCGTCACTGAGGTTTACATGAAGATTGATGTAACCGGCAGTGGCGTCCCTACGCTGCAAAAGGTCACCCTTGGCGGAGCCGCCTATAAGTTGCTGGATTACATGGCCTGCTCGCACATTCCGTTTGCCGTGTTTGAAGTAGATCCAGAGCCGCACACTTTCTACGGTCGATCGGTAGCTGATTTGATCATTAACGATCAGGACGCATCCACGGCTATGCTGAGGGGTGTTCTGGATAACGTAGCCCTGACCAACAACCCGCGTCTTGAGATTGTTGACGGCGCTGTAAACATTGATGATCTGCTAAACAATGAGATTGGCGGCATTATCCGAGTTAAGCAGGCTGGCGCTATACAGCCGCAGGCAATCCCATTTGTTGCCGGTCAAACGCTGACCGCGCTTCAGTACATGGATCAAGAGATTGAGAACAAGACAGGCGTGACAAAAGCGTCTACTGGCCTATCTCCCGACTCATTGCAAAACACTACCGCCGCCGCAGTTCAGGCCACCGTACAGGCTCAGGCAGGGCAGATTGAGGTTATGGCTCGCAATCTTGCTGAGGGCGGTATGCGGCAGATGTTTACTTTGATGCTCAAGGTAATGCACGAGAACGTGGAAGAAGCGCAAATGATGCGCCTTGTTGGTGAGGGCTATGTCCCCGTAGACCCGCGCTCTTGGAACGTCACGATGGACGTAACGGTGAACGTGGGTCTAGGCACTGGGCGCGAGGAACAGAAGCTGGCGGCACTTATGCAGGCATTCCAAGTTCAGCAGCAAATACTTGGTCAGTACGGGCCGCAGAATGGAATCGTGACGCTCACTCAAGTGCGTAACACTCTGGCAGACATTCTTGCCCTTAACGGCATCCGCAACAGTACCCGCTACTTTAATCCCATGAACCCGCAGGTTGAGCAGCAGTTGCTAATGCAACAACAACAAGCGGCCCAGCAACAGCAGGGTCAGCCGCAAGACGCGCAGGCTCAGGCGTACCTACAAGCCGAGTCAATGAAAGCGCAGGCCAAGGCTCAGACCGACATGGCTAAGTTGCAGGCTCAGGCGCAGAAGGATCAATTCAAGATGCAGCTAGACGCTCAGAAGGCGATGGCTGACGATGACCTTGCGCGTGATAAAATGGATCAAGACTTGTTGATTAGCGCGGCTGAGATACTTGGCAAGTACGGCACTGCGCTAGACGTACAGAGAATTAAGCAAATGCAGGCAATGCCTAGATGAATATAAAGGATCTGGGCGCTGGCATAAGGCGTCTACAAGGTGATGAGGCATTCAATTACCTTGTGGAGAAGATTAAAAAAGATCAGGGTGATATCTTTTTTAACCCGTACTCATCTGACGATGATCGGGCGGAGGCGCACACGATTGTTCGGGCGCTTGGAAAGATCGAAGATTGCATTGCCCAAGTCCTACAGGATGAGGCGATCTACGACAAAAAACACAAATGAGGACTCAGTACCGTGGATACGACTGAACTTGATAGTTTTGAAAGCGCCGTTGAAGGTTTACTTGCCCCGCAACCAGAAGCCGAAGAGGTGGAGGACGAGGTAGTTGAAGAGGACGAAGCCGAAGTAGAGGCTGAGTTCGATGAAGTGGAGTCAGATGATGACTCCGAGGACGAATACGAAGACGCTGAGGAAGCAGAGACTGCGGCCCCCGATCTATACACCGTCAAAGTTGACGGCAAGGAAGAACAGGTAAGCCTAGATGATCTCAAGCGAGGATACAGTGGTCAGAAGTATGTCCAGAAGGGTATGCAGGAAGCCGCTTCAATGCGAAAGCAGGCAGAAGAGGTTTATGCACACCTATTAAATGAGCGCCAGCAGATCGGACAACTGTTGCAGTATGCACAGAGCGGTCTGCCGCAAGCGCCGACACCTCCAGATAAGTCACTCAGGGATATTGATCCCATCGGGTACAGCAGTGCCAGAGAGGACTACGAGGAGGCAAAGCAGGTATATGACGCACAAATCTACCAGTTGCAACAAGCGGTACAGCAACAGAGTCAGGCCCAGCAATATGCCCAGCGCGTTTATTTAGAGCGTGAGATGGAAACGCTAAAAACTTTAGTGCCAGAGTTTTCTAGCCCAGACACAGCCGCTCAGACCCGTGACCGTCTTGTGACGATGGGTCAAGAGATTTACGGCTACGACCCGGGTGAAATTGGTGCAGTAATGGATCACCGAGCAATCCGCGTATTGCACGACGCCATTAAGTATCAAGAATTGATGTCTGGAAAGAAGCAGGCCCAGAATAACGCCAAGCCAAAGGCAAAGCGTACTGTCAGGGCTGGCGCTAAGAAGACGCGATCCAACGCAGACGCCGAGCGACAAACTCGACAAAAACTGAAGAAGAGCGGAAGCATTGACGACGCTCTATCACTAATCCTTAAATGAGGTAATTAACATGGCACAGCCATCCAACACGTTTGACAGTTATGATGCTGTCGGCATCAGGGAAGATCTTTCCGATGTCATCCATGACGTATCGCCTTAACTTGGGGCCGCTCTGAAGTAATTTAGAAGCGATAATCGCGTGAATTGCTGGGACGCTAAGTCGAAAGATAGGCCAATCAGCAGCCAAGCTGTCTGGGGACAGGCAGAAGGTTCAGAGACTAGAGCATGGAGACTAGAACAGTCGGTAAAGCTCCACGAGTGCGCGACACCCCTCTAGGGTGAAGATATAGTCCGATACTTAGGCGAAAGCCTAAGAGCTAGGGATAAAGAGCCTTAGCATAACGAATGGAAGATACGCCGTTTTACTCAACCTGCGCGAAAGCTAAGGCCCGCAACACTTACCATGAGTGGCAAACTGACGCACTGCGTTCATCGGCAGCTAACGCGCACATTGAAGGTGACGCGACTGCTGCTGAGGCTCGCACCGCGACCACCCGCTTGGGCAACTACACGCAAATCTTCAAGAATGCGGTAATCATCCCCGGCACTGACGAAGGTCTTGATAAGGCCGGTCGTGCCAAGGAAATGGCTTATCAGACTCTGAAGATTGCAAAAGAGCAGAAGCTGGACATCGAGAAGGCTTTGTTTGCTAACAACGCTCGCGTTGCTGGCGATAGCTCAACTGCGCGTGAGCTTGCTGGTCTGCCTTCATGGATCGTCACCAACATCGACGAGGCAGCTGACGCAACTGCGGCTACTGGTAACGGCACTGACGCTCGCACTGACGGTACGGCTGCGGCTTTCTCTCAGACCCGTTTTGACAGCGTAATGCAGTCAATCTGGGAGTCTGGTGGCAAGCCCGACACGGTTTACTTGTCTGCATATCAGATGAATGTCTCCCAAGGTTTTGCTGGAAATAACTCACAGCAAAGCATGATCAAGGCAGAGTCAGAAACTGTCATCAAGCACATGAGCGTCTATGTTACTCCTTGGGGCACGGTTAAGTTTGTACCCTCGCGTGAGCAGCGTGGCTCTGATGTCTTTGTTATCCAAGACGATATGTTTGCGGTTGGCGTACTGCGTCCGACCAAGAACGAAGCCTTGGCGAAAGACGGTGACTACGAGAAGCGTCAAGTTCTGACTGAGCTTACTTTGGTCAGCAAGAACGAGAAGTCATCTGGTGCAGTTTACGATTGCTCCACTAGCTAATCCTGACGGGGGCTTCGGCCCCCTTTTTTCGTTGAGGGCAAAATGAAGAAAAAAGAAACATTTGTTGATCTGGAGGGGTCAAAATTTGGCATCCTTACAGAGTACGACAACACGCCATACCTAGAGCGTAATGAGCAGTTGCGATCTGCTGGTGTTGGCAAAAACGATATGCTATCTGACTCATGGTACGTTGGAGATATTCCCATGCACGTTCTCGCTCAGTGGATGAAGGAGGAGCGAGTGTCTTGGGAAGACCATGACGGGATGCAGAGGCTAATTATCAAAAAGCTGAATGATCCAGACTTTAAAAAGCTGAGGATTGTTGAGGGAAGGATATGAAAACCATTTTTTCTTTGGCGGTAATTGCGGTTTTGAGTGGTTGTGCTTCATCTGCCAGCCAGTATTACGAGGCAGTTCAGAAGGCGGCGGAGGCCAACTCTGCGGCAACGCAGGCTAAGTTTGATGCTTTGTCAAAGATCGCGGCAAGCGGTGACGGGCAGGCGGCAAGTGCTGCTGTTATGGCATTGGCTCTTACCCAAACCCCAGCTATTCAGCCTATGCCCCAACAATCCGAGGCATTGCAGTGGGCGTCTGTTTTGGCGTCCCCTGTGTCATCTCTCGGCATGATGTGGATACAGGCTGACTCTGCTAAGAAGATGGCTGAGTACAACAGTCAGGTTGATCTGGCTCGCATCTCTGCTGAGTCTGCCGATAACCAGTCGTTATACGCGGCGTTCAACAATGGCGCGGCACTGACGGCTGATGTTGCTACGGCTGGTTTCACTGCTCTGGGTAATGTTGATTACACGCCATTCGTTGATGGCATGGTTACCTTGGGCACTACCGGCATGACAGAGCTTGGCGACCTTGGAGCCACTGGGATCAACGGGGTTGTTGATGTCAGCACTGTTGGCCTGAACTCTATGGTAACGCTGGATGCTGGCAACAACGCCTTGCTGGGTGGGATTTGGTCTGAGTACACGGCAACCATCTCAGAGATCATGAAGAACGTCCCGCAGGTGACCTGCACCGTCACGACAAATGCTGATGGAACGTCGTCAGTTAACTGCGCTCCATGATAAAATTAGCCGTAGCCTCACTAATGGTTTTTCTGTGTGGCTGCGGCACAACCATAACGTCCGATAATCGGGCGTTTATTTGTATAGGCATTTGCGCGGCAACTGAGTCGCATAAAGAGGTATCAAGTGATGGCTCAGGATGATGTATTTCTCACTCGGCTTGATCGGCTAGAAACAAAGCTGGATAAGCTGGCGGAAGCCGTGAGCGCAATTGCTCGGGTGGAAGAGAAGGTGTATTCATCTAACAAACGTGTTGACCGGCTTGAGTACCGCATCGACCTGATTGAGTCTGATGTTGATAAGGCCAAAGAGACGATCAACAAGAACGCTCAAACCGTGAAGGCAACGGAGCGGTTTTTTTGGATTCTGATATCTGCGATTGTGTCTATCGCTGTATATATGTTGAGGTAAATATGGATCGCAACCAAGACTTTGAGGTGGCAGTGCAGGCTATGGCAGAGGTGGGCGAGGCGCTGAAGGGCTACGTTTTCCGCGTTGGTGACGCTACATCTCAACTTGCAAATGTCGCCCTGTTGTTTGGCGACAATCCCAATGAGTCAATCAGTAGCCGGTCATACCGTTGCCGCGATAAGTGGTACTGGAATGCTTCTATGGTGGGAATAGATTTCCTGTTTCGACCGTTGGGTAAGGGTCATTGTAAGCAGGCGTATCTGCGTGACCTGCAACGCGCCAGCGAGATGATCTCCAGATGATGGGAGTCATAGAGCTTATTGCCGGGGTATTTAAGCCTGCGGCTGAGTTAATTGACGAGCTACACACATCTGATGAAGAGCGGCTGAAGGCAAAAGGCCATTTGCTTGATGTGCAGGCGGCGGCAATGCAGCGCGTCTTTGATTACGAGGCAGAGACGTTAAAGGCCAAGGCTGGTATAGTACAGGCTGAGGCCCAGTCAGAGCATTGGATTACCGCAACGTGGCGTCCAATCACCATGCTGACATTCCTAGCCCTTGCGGTTGGGGATTCAATGGGATGGCTGCCAAACCCCCTCAGAGATGAGGCGTGGACTTTGTTGCAGATCGGTCTTGGCGGCTACGTTGTCGCCCGGTCTGGCGAAAAGATTGTTACTCAGGTTAGAAAGACTCAAGAGTGAATTATTTTTCTGAAGATGAGCTACGCTGTCAGTGTGGCTGTGATGTTTATTTGTTCGATGAAAAAATACTTAGAATACTTAATGGCATTCGTTCTGATTGTGGCTTCCCTCTGCCCGTTAGTTCTGGTTACCGTTGCCTTAAACACCCTTTAGAGCACCATAAGGATCATGTCGGCGCACATTCCACAGGCAAGGCCGTGGATATAGCCGTTGACAGAGACAAGGCACACAAACTCCTACAGGTGGCATTTGCCCACAACGTCCCTCGGGTTGGCGTAAACCAGCGCGGAAAGGGGCGATTCATTCACCTAGATTGGTGCGACGATAAACTATCCCCCACCGTGTGGTCATACTGACTGTAGCCTAAAGCTACAGGCCGCACACAAAAAATTGTACACACACTAAAAAGTGTGTAGACTCGGCTCTGTCGATAGGGATCTGGCCCTGTCATACGGAGGACAATATGACCACAGATCACGTTAAGCTGAAGAACGCCCGCAAGTTGCTGGCATCCATTATTGATCTGGTGCAGGAATCCATCACTCGGGATGGAGACTTTCACCGCACCATAGACCGCGAACGATCCCCACAGCAGTGGCAGTATTTTGACGGCTTTCTGACTGCCCGCAATCTCGACCTAGAGCACCTGTATCGGTTGCGCGACTTCATAGCGGAGGATCTATGAGCACGTTAGAGATTTGGATTAACTACGAGCCTGAGACTGATGAGCAGGATCTGGTCGCTGGCGCTCGCATCATTGATGTCGAGGAGCACGGGTGCTGGGTTATGGCAGACGTAGCAGACATAGATGCCCAGTACAGCATCAATGGCGGCGTCTACCGTGATGAGTTTTGGGGGCAGGTAGCCATGATTGAGGAGATCGAGTATACCGTCCACAAGTGCAACTGGATGGGATACAAGATCATTAACGCTGAGGAGGTTGTTGAGACGCTGGAGGCTATGTATGTCTAAGATAGACCAAGAGTTGCAGGAGTATGTAGACACCTACTACCGCAATCGTCCGCTGTTTGATGTAAGCGACTTTGTGGCTGGCTGGGAAGACTGCAAAGAAGGGAAGCCAGCGAACGTCGAAACCCGCGCATACGTTGCGGGCTACGGCGCTCGTTACTGGCATGAGCAAGAGCAAGATCGGAGGACGATGGTATGACAGATGGAGTGGTAAAGATTCACGGTCGGGAGTACAAGACCGTAGCGTTACGGGTGGCGGAGTTTAAGGAAGCATATCCTGATTGGTCGATTGTGACCGAGCTTGTCTCCGCTGATGAAGACACTGTTGTTATGAAGGCGCTGGTGCTAGATGATTGCCAGCGAGTGAGAGGGACAGGTTATGCGGAGGAGAAGCGGGCGGCATCTAAGATCAACAAGTTTAGTGCGATGGAAAATGCAGAGACAAGCGCAATTGGACGCGCGTTATCAGCTTGCGGTTTTGCGGGTACTGAGTTCGCGTCAGCCGATGAGGTTGCCAACGCCATTGCACAGCAAAACATCGACGAGCAGGTAACCGCTCAGGTGGAAAGGCTTATGGCGCATAATGCCGCCGTGAGGGAGAACTGGGGGACGGTCGCGTACATGAAGACCGCCTTTATCGAGCAGGACGCACTCGCGTTTGCGGAGGCGTGGCTGGAACTGGAGAGCGACGAGGTGAAGGAGGCGCTTTGGCTCGCTCCTACGAAGGGTGGTGTATTCACCACAGAAGAGAGAGCGTACCTACGCTCAGATGAAGTTAATGCAGCAAGAAAGGAGATTATCAATGGATAGTGAGTTAATCGGCGGGTTGTACCCAAAGAAGCGTGACGGTCAGCCAGACTTTGTTATCGGCAAGCTGTCAATCAACGTGGCGCAGTTCAGAGACTGGATGGCTGAGTATCTAAAGGCTAACCAAGGGTCTGAGTGGATCAACATTGATATGTTGGTCAGCAAGGCCGGTAAAGGCTACGCGAAGCTGGATACTTGGGAGCCTGAGCAAAAGCAGGATTCTGGGTCATCTGAAGATATCCCATTTTAAGAGGTTGCTATGGAGCGAATGGATGTAGGTAAGCGCATCCGGCAGTTGCAAGATCAGCGCGGGGTTAGCTCCCGCGCACTTGCTCGGATGATGGACGCACACCCGAATCAGGTAGTGCGATGGAGAAACGCAAAGACCGTCAAGGTTAGTGTTGTGGAGGATTTTTGTGCCGCTCTGGAGGTAGGGCTTCCGGAGTTTTTTACAGATCATGAGCCACTATAGGAGGGGCTATGTCAGCGCAAGATATTCTGGATCGCGTCCAGAAGTACAGAAAGTCTGGGAATAATAGCTGGATGGCTACCTGCCCCGCACACGGGGATCTGAGTCCATCCCTGAGCGTCACCGAACTGGACGACGGCAGGGTGCTGATCAACTGCTACGCAGGGTGTGGCGCATTGGACGTTCTCGCGTCTGTGGGACTCGATTGGTCTACCCTATACCCTGATACTACCCAGCACTTTAACGCCCCCAGAAGGCCGTCTACGGCGTCCCTAGAGGACTTTGTAGTAGAGCTTGCGGAACACGCCAAAAAAACCGGACAATCGCTGTCCCGGGAGGATAAGGCGCGGTATGTTTCTGCCTTAAAAAAGGGCGGACGCTGCAATGGTTTTGTTGACACGGTAGCACAGGGGGCATCAGGTGAAGTGGGTAAAGCACGATACAGACGCACATAGGGACGCGAAGTTGAAGCGGCTTATGCTGGACTATGGCATGGAGGGTTACGGGCTGTACTGGTACTGCATCGAATTGATCGCAGGGGATGTCAGCGCAGAGAAGTACACCTTCGAGCTAGAGCATGACGCGGAGATCATCAGCCACGATACGGGGATGTCCGTAACCAAGGTAAATGAGGTCATGGCGAGGATGGTTGACTTACAACTATTTGAAAATGACTTAGGGGTAATTACCTGCCTTAAAATTGCAAAAAGGCTTGACTCTTCCATGACAAGTAATCCAGATATGCGTAAGCTAATCAGCAGGTTGCGGGACTTTAGTGAGGAAGACTCTACAAAAAGTCATGATGGGGTCATGATTGAGTCATGCAAGAATAGATTAGAAGAGATTAGATTAAAAAAGGAAGGGGCCAAATCTAAGCGATTTGTCCCGCCGTCCGTAGAGGAGGTTGCGGAGAAGTGCAGGGCGAACAACTACCTGTTTGTAGACCCAGAGAGGTTCGTTAATTTCTACGAGTCCAAAAACTGGTACGTTGGCAAAAACAAGATGGTTAGCTGGCCCCATGCTCTGGGGAACTGGAATGCCAGTGAGAGGAAGCGCCAGCGCGGAAAGCAGACATCGGAGTATGTTGTATGAATCGGATTCCTCGGAGGGAAGTTGAGGATTTCACTGATAAGGACTTGCAGGAAATCTACGCGCAGGTTGAGGAGCTTGATGTTGTTGGCATCGACTCATTCAAGGATGAGTTTCTCAAGAGCATTGAGGTGGCTCAGGGTGACCCAGAAGGTATTGCGCTCCCGTTCCCAAATACTGATGACAAGGTGCGGCTACGGGATGGCGAAATCAGCGTCTGGGCCGGTATTAACGGGCACAAGAAGTCCACGTTGTTGAGTCAGATCCTAGTCCATGCCGCGACAAAACAGCCGGTTGGTTTGGCGTCTTTTGAGATGCGGCTACAAGACACCGCCAAGATGATGTGCAAGCAGGCGGCGGCAGTAGACATTGTTGCGAGGGAGTTTGCTGAGGATTTTGTTGAGTGGAGCCGCGACAGGATATGGTGGTATCGGGCGCTCGGCTCGGTAACACCGCTACAGGCACTCGGCTGCATCTCGGCTATGGCGAAGCGCGGCGTGAAGCTGGTCGCCTTGGATAATCTTCAGTTCATGGGGGTGACGGATGACCCTGAGCGAGAGCGGTTATTTTTCAATCAACTTATAGGGCTGGCTGAGGCGCTAAATATCCATATCGCAATTGTTCACCATGTGAGAAAGCCGCCGCAGGGTGGCGATGAATACGTCCCGACGCGATTTGACGTTAGGGGCGGTAGCACGATCACCGACCAAGCACACCTACTGATGATTGCGTGGCATAACAAGATGCGTATCAGAGCAAAGCGGAAGATCGAGGACAACATCCCGCTGACTGACAGAGAGGCTGCGGAGTTGGAGGATGGCTGTGACTTCAAGATGATTGTTGCCAAGCAGCGACACCATCATTGGGAAGGCACGATTGCTTTGTATGAGGGCAAAGGGCAGACATTTAAGCGGTCGCACAGCGCCCCGAGCATAAGGGTCGATATACCAAGGAGGCAGGGATGAAATGGGAGTCTGAGCAAGTGGGCGGCAGTCACTACAAGACGATGAAGATTCAGCCGCTAGAATATGCGCTAGAAAATGGGCTTGGCGTGTGTGAACACGCGGTGGTCAAGTACGTGTCTCGCTGGAAGACAAAGGGCGGCATACAGGATCTTGAGAAGGCGCGGCATTACATCGACATTCTTATTGAGAGGGAGATTGCCCGTGGACAACGAAGATAAGGAGTTTTGGTGTAAGGCCGGTCTTGCAGCGGAGGGGGATTTTTTAGTTTCTGGCGGTGTGAAGGGATGGGGTTTGTGTTTCAACCCGCTCAAAAGTGATGATCCATACACGCACGATTATTTTGGGATGTGCCAGATAGATATCAAGACAATTGAAACGCAGTGGAGAAAATCCGAGTTGTTGTTTGGCATCCCCCCCGAGAGGGCCATCTCAATAAACTGCAAAGATTTCCGTAGGTACGCAAAGCTGTACCCGAACATACTGATACTTTGCAATGTGACATGGCAGAACAGTGTTTACTTATTGACGATCGACAGGGCAAGGAGGTTAGTAATGGAGGGTAAGGCAAAAACGCACATCTACCAAAACAGGGTAAATGACACCAAGGGAAACGCCAAAGACTCTTACATTTTCGATACGGCAGATCTGGACAGGCTCAATGTCTGAGTTCTGGCTGGTTAAAGACAAGGCGCAGTTGCGTCAGCGCATTAAGTTTTTTGAGGACTTCCTAGAGCATGAGTGGAATTGGGAATACCCAGTTGAGTGGAAGGTAAAGCGATATGTGGCAAAGCGGTCGCTATCTCAGAATGCGCTTTTCCATTTGTGGTGTCGGGAAATGGCTGATCACTTTAGATCAAAGGGTGCGGATATCACTGAAGAAAAAATGAAAGAGCTGATAAAATACAAGCTGTTAGGTACGGAAGATCGGCAGATCAACAACACGGTCATCCCGGCTCAGGTGCGAGAAACCAGCGGGTTAGACCGTGGCGAGATGATGGAGTTTATGGACGGTGTAATGGAGTGGGCAATGGATCACGGTGTAATGCTGACCTGCCCGCAGGACTCGGAGTACATGAAACTCAAGGGGGGATAGCATGGAACATCCGTTATTGGAGTTTTGCTCAACACAAAAACAAAGAGAAGTGATCGAGCTTTGCTTCGTGCAGGGTCTGTCTCAATACAAGGCGGCGGAGGCTTTAAGTAGCACCCGTCAGGCTGTTAAGCACCATATTCAAACTGTACGGCGGAAGGCTGCAAAGCAAGGATACAGCCCAGAGCACAATTGGTTTAGGCCAGTGCCAGATGGTCACAAAATTAAAGGCGTATCCACGTTTTACGACGAGCTAGGCAACCCGATCAGGCAATGGGTTAAGTCTCAGACCGACGAGCAGCGCCAGTTTGAGATCCTTGTTGAGCGGTTAGAGAAGGCGCAGGAGGGGCTAAAACCATTCAAGCCTGTTGCTGCCCCAAAGTCATCCGATGAGGATTTGCTGACGCTACTAACGATTACGGATTTCCACCTCGGGATGTACGCATACGAAGCTGAGACAGGCGACGACTGGGATGTAAACATAGCTCGGGATGTTTTTCTCAACTCAATAAACGACATGATAATGGCGTCGCCAAAATCAGGCACTGGCGTCCTGTGCCAGCTAGGGGACTTCTTGCACTGGGACGGGATACTTAGCGTCACCCCATCTAGCGGTCACATACTCGATTCCGACACGCGCTACGGCAAGTTGGTAGAGATGGCGATGTCTGTCATGACTGAAGCGGTCAAGATGATGCTGAAGAAGTTTGACAAAGTGGTGGTGGTGTCTGCGGAAGGTAATCACGATATATCAGGGAGCATCTGGCTACGAAAGCACATTAAGCATTTGTTTGCTAACGAGCCAAGGCTTGAGGTGATTGACAATGACTTCCCCTATTACGCCTACCTGCATGGCAAGACTATGCTGGGTTTTCATCACGGGCATAAGGTAAAAATGGCGCAGCTACACAAGCTGTTTGCTAGTGAGCCGCGTTTTCGGTCTATGTGGGGCAAGGCTGAATTCTGCTATTTGCACACAGGGCATTATCACCATGAGAGGGTTGTGGAAGACGGTGGAGCTATCGCAGAGCAACATCCAACACTAGCGGGCCGGGACGCATACGCGGCAAGAGGTGGCTGGGTGTCTCTGAGGGGCGCAAAAGTAATTACCTACGACAAGAATGATGGCGAGATCGCCAGAATAACAGTGAGGCCGCGTGTATGATTCCGGTGTTTAAGGTTCCTATGGGAAAGGGCGAGGTTGCGTTGCTGACATCGACGGTCGGCGCTGCCATGCCAAACCCAGCCAACAAAAACATCACAGATGTCTACACTGACACGTTCCCGGAGGGGATCACCGTGGACATATCGCTGACTGACTTTGTGCGGGTGTGGCTGACCTGCTTATGTTGTGAGCTTGAGGAGCTAGAGGGGGAGATGGAGTACATCATCTCGGATGCTAGTTCGGAGTTGCATTAGGCGATCATTAAACAAAATGGAGAGGGTTATGAAAGAGGCGCATATCAGCGAGTTTGAAACAAAAAGAAGCGGCTTTACCGGATGCCGCGAATGCGGGCGTGTATTCACAGGTACGGAGGCTTTTGACATACACCGAGTAGGGGAGCATGGGGTAAACAGATCGTGCGTCACAGACCCTCTGACAGTGGGCCTACGGCTAGATGGAAAAGGCAGGTGGCTGAAGGACAGGGGCAATCGCGGTGGCGATTAAGCGAGACGCGGCAGACATTTGGTTCAGCAAGGCGGTGCGAGCTAGGGATGGCAAATGCCTAGTTTGCGGCAGAGAGGACACACTCGAAGCCTGTCATATATACGGCCGAAGAAATAAGGTTGTGAGATGGTCAGCCGATAACGCGTTTGCCATGTGCCACTATCATCATCGAGTGATGACCGAGAACCCTCTGGAAATGTCTCGCCTTTGCTATCAATTGTTTGGTGATGGTCACATGGAAATTTTGAGGGAGAAGGCTCGGGGTCATATGAAGACCAACGCACAGCTGAGGCGAGAGATAGCCAAGCATTATCGGGAGGAATTGAAGAAGCTAGAGGCAGATCCTGACTACAAATTAATTTCATTCAATTAGCAAAAAGGGGTGTACGCACACACATATTAGTGTACTATCTGTCTTGTAGTATCAATTAACACATACCTCGGAGGGTATCAGAATGAACTTGAATAACTACGTTTGCACCAAGCTGGACGCAATGGAAACGCGCCGTGGAATCTCTTGGGAGGCTATTATCACTACGCCAAGTGGCGGACAGATATTCGCTGAGGATAGGGGTGACGGTGGCATGGTCATGTTTGGCACGACACCGGAGTTCCAGCAAGAGCTAGAGGATTTGCAGGCTTTCGTTGCCAAACAGCTTGAGTACCCAGAAGGGCTGGGGCTTGCGATGTCAGCGGTTGATGTGGGCCAGAGCGTTCAGCATGGGATTGATCAGGTTGCGGCTTTGCTATGAGGTACGGCTCAGTATGCTCTGGCATAGAGGCCGCGACCATGGCGTGGCATGGTTTAGGATGGGAACCCGCATTTTTTTCTGAAATAGAACAATTCCCGCGCGAGGTGTTGGCGCACCATTACCCCGAGGTTCCATGCCACGGTGATTTCACCACTATCGGAGAGGATGATTATGGATCAGTTGGACTTCTTGTCGGAGGAACCCCCTGCCAATCATTCAGCATCGCCGGACTTAGAGGCGGAATGGATGATGAGCGCGGTAACTTGGCACTCGAATTCATTAGGCTTGCTCAACGCAAGAGGCCACAGTGGGTGGTCTGGGAAAACGTCCCCGGCGTCTTGTCATCTAACGGAGGACGGGACTTTGGCTCCTTCCTCGGGGCGCTGGCTGAAATCGGGTATGGGTTCGCCTACAGAATTTGTGACGCTCAATACTGGGGAGTGGCCCAGCGACGCCGTCGTGTCTTCGTTGTCGGATACCTTGGAGACTGGAGACGTGCCGCAGCGGTTCTTTTTGAGTGCGAAAGCCTGTCAGGGAATCCTGCGCCGAGCAGAGAGGAGGGGCTGCGCCGAGCAGAGAGGAGGGGAAAAAAGTTGCCCCCGCTGTTACTACAGGCCCTCCTTTCAGTCGCACAGGAAACGAGCGAGTAGAGTGCGAGGCCATTGTGCCGATGACATTCGCTGGCAACAAACAAAGCGATGTGGCGGCAACCTTGGAGACCACCTGCCACGAATACAGTCGGGCTGATGGCTTCAACACGGTGGCCTTTGCGCCAGTAACGGCTAACTGCCTCAGCGCCAGCCCATCTAGCAACAGTAGTCCAAATGTTGCTAGCGGTCAGGGTGATGTTGTGGCGTTTTCTGCCTACAACCAGATGGCAGAGGCGGAAGATGTTTCGCAGACGGTAGCCGCGAGGTCGGACATGGATGCGGCGAGCTGTGTGGCCTTCCCCTCTAACGCCAACGCTGACGCAATGGGCGCTCTGGGTTATGACGTTAGCCCGTCAATGCTCACGTCTGCCTCGCCTGCGGTGGCGAAGGGCATGGCAGTCAGACGCCTGACACCAACTGAGTGCGAGAGGCTGCAGGGATTCCCTGACGGCTTCACGCAGATCCCGTACCGCAACAAGCCAGCAGATAAGTGTCCAGACGGGCCGAGGTACAAGGCTCTGGGTAACTCTATGGCTGTGCCAGTGATGCGCTGGATCGGTGAGCGGATACAGCAGGTTGATAGCTTATGACTGAAGCAGAACACTACAGGGCAAAGTATGTTGCGTACCGCGCCCTATGCTTTTCTCTGATCACTCGGCTTGAGGATGATGAGCATTTAATGCGTGACTTGGTGCAAGAATTTCGTACACTACAAGAGTCGCCAGAGTACGGAGACAGTAGGTGGAAGGAGAAGCATGGCATCCCATTCGACTGAGCCAGTAAGTGATGAGCGCCTTGAGACGTTCATCAAGAAGAAGTATGGCTGGCAATCTCTTTTGCCGTCAGAGCAAATGTCTCTGGCGGTTGAAGTAATGCGACTGCGCTACCTGATGGGCAAGCAGTTTGAGTTCATCAGTGAGTCGCTGGAGCATAAAAAAGCGGCCCGGGAGTATCGGGATCTGATATGTAAAACGTCCTACGGAGGGCATCATGAAAGCGATAATGGATCTAATGAGGGATATGCCTGAGCACATTGTGTGGCTGTTAATCGTCGCTGTTGCGGCTGGCTACTTGTATGTGGGCAAGGCAGACTTTGACGAGGTTGTGGCGGCAGACGAGAATTATTGCCACATGGTTGAAGTGTACAAGCAGACTGACGGCGAGAACGGCTGGCCTGCGTACAGGGGGGAATGCTAATGGCTAAGTTTGTTGGGATTCTAACCGCTGACTTTTTTTGCGCTGAAGGCTCTGTAACGCTGTATGACGACATCTTGGAGCAAGACGGCATATTCTTACTGGATGTTATTGGGGATTGGATTGGAGAACTACAAACCATTTACAATCAAGTCCACGCGGCAGAGTACGGCCCCAATGATGAAGACGCGGATGATGGCTAATGTGGATCACACCGTGGGATGATGATGACGTTCGCATCGCGCTACAGGCGGCAACGCAGATGGCAGAGCGATGGGGTGAAGACATGGCGATCATGGGTGATCTGTCGGTCAAGCCGTTGCGGGAGGTTGAGGGTACTCCGCTTGAAATTGTGAGGTGTCCAGCAGCTTTAAAGAAGGTCGCCAATAAGCGATAATAGATAGGTGGGATTTGTCGGTTTTACTCCGGCCCCTCCCTCCGGCGGCGAGGCGTAGCGTCGTGTATAGGCCAGATACGAAAGGGGCCATCTAACTCATAGAGAGTAGTATCTGTCCGTCTACGTCACCATTTGGGGAATGGGAATGCAGCAGTTGCTGTCGATACAGTGGTATCCGGTGGCTTTCGGTGAGATGCCAGATGCCGAGGGCACTTATCTCGTTGCGTTCTCAGATGGATCAGTAGAAAGCTATCCTATGGACGCTAAGGACATACAGGATGGCGAGATACACTGCGGTACTGCCGTAGGTGAGTGGTGGGCAGCCAGTCCGCCGCATCCTGAGCGGTCAGATTTTATGCTAGATATCAGTGAGTTGATTGAAGAGTGAACAGTAGGAAGGGCATACCAAATCGCAATAAGCGGTTCCTGTTAAACAGGTTGCAGGATATGTATGGGGATGACTTTCACCCAATCATGCGTATGGCAGAGCAGGCCGTGAGATTGCATGAGCGGGCAGAGACTGGCGACACTGCTGATATCAAGGCCAGCATAGATGCGTGGGATAAGATCGCTGCGTACACTGAGCCTAAGCTGAAGGCTACCGAGGTTGATCTAACGACCAGTGACGGCAGTATGTCGCCTACGGTAATTGAACTGATACCGCGACTCCCCGATGACGAATATAGCGACGATTGAACTACCGCCAAAGCTGATCGAGTTATTCAGTGGTGAGGCGAGATATCGTTGCGCTTATGGTGGTCGTGGTTCTGGGAAGAGTCGCTCTTTTGCAATCATGGCCTGCGTCAGAGGTTATATCTGGGGTCAGCAGGGCCGCTCGGGACAAATACTGTGTGCCCGTGAGTTCATGAATAGTCTGTCTGATAGCTCGTTTGAGGAGATCTCAGGGGCTATCAAGACGTATGACTGGCTGGCTGAGTATTACGAGGTTGGTGAGCGATATATACGCTCTAAAGACGGCAACATTGAGTTCACCTTTGCCGGTCTGCGTAGGAACCTAGACAGCATCAAATCTAAGGCCCGTATACTGCTCTGCTGGGTCGATGAGGCGGAGACGGTATCTGCTACTGCGTGGGACAAACTCGACCCCACAATCCGCGAGGAAGGCTCAGAACTATGGGTATCGTGGAACCCAGAGAGCAACCTGTCAGCCACGCATCAGAGATTCCGTAAAGACCCGCCAGAAAGCAGCAAGATCGTGGAGATCAACTGGCGCGACAACCCATATTTCCCCAAAGTGCTGGAACTGGTGCGGAAGAATGACTTTGAGAAGCGCCCAGACAACTACGATCACATCTGGGAAGGCGCATTCCTAACCCACCATGAGGGCGCGTATTACTCGCTAGAGATGCGTGACGCCAACGCTCAGGGCAGGATCACCGCAGTTCCGTATGAGACTGGCTCCCCAGTCATCACCGCATGGGACTTAGGGATAGGCGATACAACGGCAATCTGGTTCGCCCAGATGATTGGCCCTGAGACGCGCCTGATCGACCACTACGAGGCGTCAGGTGTGGGCCTAGACCATTACGTTAGGGTGTTGCAGCAGAAGGGCTACATCTACGACCAACATATCCTGCCGCATGATGTCAGGGTGCGGGAGCTAGGGTCAGGCAAGTCACGGCTAGAGACTCTACAGTCCCTCGGGCTGAACAACATTCAGATAGCGCCGCAATTGAACGTAGATGACGGGATACAGGCGTCACGGTCTCTGCTGGCAACGTGCTGGTTCGACGCTGAGAAGTGCGCTCACGGCATTGACGCGCTGCGGGCATATCACCGTGAGTATGACGATAACAACCGTGTTTGGAAGGGAAGGCCAGCGCATGACTGGTCGAGTCACTCAGCAGACGCATTTAGGTATCTAGCGGTGGGGTACAGGAAGACATCAAACTGGGGTGATCCTATACGCCGTAACCTACGCGGCATAGCGTAATACACTAGTGTTTGCGATCTGGAGGGATGCGTATGACATTCAAACTAAACGAACCATCGTGCATTAGCTTTAGCGGAGGCCGAACCAGCGCCTATATGCTGTGGCGCTTCATCGACGCCAATGACGGCTTGCCTGATGACTGCATTGTGACCTTTGCCAACACTGGCAAGGAGGCAGAGGAAACGCTGGAGTTTGTCAGGGATTGCGGCAAGTATTGGGACGTTCCGATTGTCTGGCTGGAGTACCAATGGGCAGAGAAAACTAAGGATCGCTTCAAGGTTGTCGATTTTGATACGGCGGCAAGGGACGGCGAGCCGTTTGAGGAGGTCATCAGGATTGCCGGGATTCTACCCAATCCTGTTGCGCGATTCTGTAGCTTAGAGATGAAGGTTAAGACGATTGGTCGCTACCTATTTAGTATTGGCTTGGTCGAAAAGATCAGTCATGGTGAGACGTTCAGCATCGTTGGCATCAGGGCTGATGAGCAACGTCGAGCCGCCAAGATAGAGCCACACCGTAGGCCATTGGTTGGCGCTGGCGTCACAAAAGAGACGGTAAGCCAATTCTGGGCAGAGCAACCGTTTGATTTGAAGCTACCAAACCACGGCGGAGTAACCCCTCACGGTAACTGTGACCTGTGCTTTTTAAAGTCTAGCGGCCTCATCAAATCATTGGTTGAGGAGAACCCAAGCCGCGCTGACTGGTGGGCAAGGATGGAACGAGAGGTGGCCGCTTCGGGACAGTCTGGCGGCGTATGGCGACAAGACCGCCCCACTTACGGGCAGATGCAAGTGATTGCAAGAGAGCAGGGCCAGCTTGATTTGGCTGGGGATGAAACAGTGCCATGCTTCTGTGGTGATTAGCCTAGCGATGGTATAATGGAAGCTCTTATTATCGGTAGATATCATGGGCCTTGTTGACTTACTCCGGCTGCTGCGACCAGAAGAGGTCGCGGAGCGCATAGCATCTGGCAAGCTGGATATGAGGCCGGAGGCTGTCGCAGAGCGTCGAGAGGCGCTCTTCCCCGATACCTTCTACTCTGGATCTACAAGCCCAGACATTCTTGAGAACCTACCAACTAACATGGCCCCACAGTACCTGTGGGCGTCAAAAAGCCCCGCGTTAGCTGCAAGCTATGCAGGGAGAAGGCTGAATAGAAGACCGGACGAAGCGCCCACAATATATCCTCTAGCCGTCAATACGGAGGGCTTTGATAGGGTATTAGGCGGCGGCGCAACGTGGAATACGCTACGAGATCCGACCGTACTGCGCGGCTCAGAGCGTATTTCAATGGATGGTATGGATACTAACACCGAGGAGTTGATCGACTTTTCATACGAGTCGGGCGTTCCGGGCATCTTGTTCCAAGACATTATTGATCCCGGCCCATACCAGAAGTTAATGAATTTAGGCGTCCCTAGCGCATCTGGCGGCAGGGCAAGTCAGCGCGAGATTGATGAGTTCCTGCGAGAGCTAGAGAGCAATCCGCCGCTTAATATGGCTGTACCCGATACCACTAGGGTTAGGGCGAAGTATGGAGCCGCATTCGATCCTGACTACACCGGCCCCAACATTCTTGGCGGGGCTGCGCTGCCCGCAGTCGCTGGCCTACTAGCCGCTGGGCAGTCTGACGATGCCGATGCTGGCTTTGTCACCAAGGGCGGCAAGACCCTGCTGGAGGCATGGCACGGCTCTCCCCACAAGTTTGA